TATACCTTTTGCAAGTTTATAATTTTTTAATATACCTCTTGCATTATCTCTAAGGTAATCCATTCCTCTAGTTTCAAACCAATCAAGACACCATGCTGTCCACTGATCATCTTTTTCTTTTGAAGAAAGAAATTGTAAAGGTTGTGTTAAAGAAGCAGATACGTGAGCACCTTTTGCTTTTGCTCCATTTTTTAATTGTAGTGCGTTATATACTCTCATTTGATATTTTTCTTATTCAGTGATTTCAACAGTCCATGTATATACATACGTGATCTCAGTTTTATCTAAATCTATTGTTGCTGATGTTGTCCAGTCTATCATTATCTTATTCTTTTAAATGGAGATCTTTTTTTAGCACCTCCTGTTTTAGTTTTTTTATTTCCAATGTTTCTAAAAGGTCTCATAGATAATTTATACAAATTTTGTGAATTATCCAAAGAATCTAGTGATTTATCTCTTTCTTTACGCTTAATATAACCTCTATTAGCTTGTTGCATCTTTGCAAACGCAACTAATGCTGAAAATGATACAAGTCTATCCACGTTTAATCCAGGATAATATTGAAGCATTTCTGTGAGTAACATCTTATCAGGAATTCTTTCAACACCATATGTTGTTTTTAATACATTACCTTCATCATCTGTATCTTCTTGAATAGCTTCTCTTACAAATTCTATAGCATAAGATATTAAATGACTTTTAAATAATGTACCTGTATTTTTCCATCCATATTCTTGAAATACATTATTATTAGATCCTAAATCTTTTAGAAATACCATTTGTGATCTAGGTACAAGATATTTCTGTTTTCTTTTAGAGATCATATACTGAATAAATAATGATATATTGTTTTCAACAATAGTCCATGCATTATACCATTCAATAATTAATTCAAGTTGTTCATGAGTTTTATTTATATCATCATATCTACCACACCATGTTGCTACAATTTTATCACCTTCAACAAAAGTTTCAAGACCAGCTTGTGTTTCTTTAGTTACTTCAACTGGATTCTTATAAACAATTATACTACATAATGAATCTGATGTTGTTGTTTTTCCTTCTGAGACAGGGTCAATAGATGCATAATATGTTCCAAAAGAAGGATCTTTTATAGGTCTTTCCCAAACAGTTAATACTCCACCTTTATCTTCTCTTTTTTTATTTACAGGAAATTCAGTTATTGGTAATCTTTTAGATTTTTTATCAACTATACCTTTTTCACCTCTTTCAAGTTCTAAAAATTCATATGAATATTTTTTTTCTTCTACTCTTTTAATTTGTCTACTTATAAAACTTTGTGGAAAAATTGATGCTTTTCTATACGCAAAAGCTTCAGCAATATTTTTTGGTTTTTGAGAAATACGTAATTGATATTGTTCAGGATCTAATTCCCTCTTCCATTCACTACGTTCTTTATTTATTGCTTCAATTGCTTCATTTATATTTGAATTACCATAGTTATCAATAAAAGGAGGCATTGACCATTGTTCAGGAATAAACAAACCTGCCATACCTACAGTACCCTTATCATCTATTAGATCAGTTTCAACTCCTAGAATACCATTTGCTTCAGGATGTATGATCATTCTTTTTAATGGTTCACATTGTTCTAAATCTCCAACAGATCCTGCAGCAATAAATTGACCAGTTGTCATCATACCAGATGACATAGCTGGTCTAATATACTCATAAGTCATATCCATTTTAGGAGCAATACCTGCTTCTTCATGAAAGAAGTAAGTACAAGGTCCACCTACACCTGTTGTTGCATTTTTTTCAAAAGATGCACCTTGTATTTTAGAACGTAATCCTCTATTGGTTTTCCTATTATTTATTCTTACTTCAATTTTTTGTTCCCATAATAAAACTTTTTCAGGATTACTAGGTCTGTACCAAGCAGTATGTTCATTTAGAAAAGTTGAATATTCATCCAAAAAT